GGGTATGAGATGGGCCGGAAGTTGAACAATTTCATGCACGACATCAAAAAACCAAACTGGACACTTGATAACATGCCAGAATAAACGTAAGGTTACTCCGTGACCGACACACGCCGAGGTATTAGCGTTACCTAGTGAAGACTGTTCCCTCCAGTCTGGAATGTCGGAGAGGGCACCTTGATCTTTGACAACTGAAAGCAGAATCCAGCGGTAAGCGAAAACGGGGAATTGCGACCCGAAGCCTTGCAAGCGAAGTAGCGAGACGTAGCAAACCTCCCGCTGGATTCTGTTTTCCAAATGACTCGGCGCAAAGGTCAGCAAGAGACCAAACCGCGACACTAAAATCAGGAAGTAACTAGTTCTTGCCTGTTCAATGAGTGTAGGGAGCTTCTCCGGTGAAAGCCGAATGAGAGGCCCGAGTCGCCATTTTGCCTACCGTGCCTGTGCTGGCCGACTGTGTGCAGGAGCTACAAACTCCGTCGCACAACGCAGAAGCGCGAGAGAGCACAAAACCGAAGATAGGGAGCAATCCCAAGTAGGACTCTCGCGGCGGCAGGCAACCAATTTGAGCGCGTGGCTGATAAAAGCAGCGGTGACTAAACCGTGTAGATACCTTGAATGGTTAATCATGCAGGCACCAATCCTGCCGCGCTCAAAGCAACCCGTCTGTTCACGCAGGCGGGTTGTTCTTTTTCTTATTGACAATATCCGCTTATTGTGAGACTGGTTACTCATAATGAAAAACAAAGCAGCCTCAGAGCTTGGAAAGCTGGCTAAGGGGAAGTCTAAAAACTTCTCTTTAAAAGAGCGTCAAAAACGACGCGCTCGAATGATCGAGTTGAACAAAAAACGTCGCCATGAAAAATCTGCATCTTAATTCAACTCTTACGAGTGATGACTGCATGGAGTGGACAAAATACATAGCCCAAAACGGCTATGGTCAGGCATTTTTTAACGGTCGAGTGATGCCAGCACATAGGGCTGTTTACCAAGACTTTTTTCAAGTGGCCTTAACAAAGGAACAACACGTTTGCCATAAATGCGACAATCGCAAATGTGTAAATCCTGAGCATTTATTTGTTGGCTCACAAAAAGACAACATGCAAGATTGCCTTAGAAAAGGAAGGCACGCCAGCATGACGAAGCCAAACTGCTACGCAAGAGGCAGTAGATGCGGTAGGAGCAAGTTGACCGACGAACAAGTTTCAGAAATCAGGAAGATGTTAGAGAGTGGAAAAACATGCTCTCACATTGCTCAGTTTTTCCCGATCACCCGATCCGGGATTAGTAAGATAAAGAACAACAAAGCGCGAAAGATATATGTCTAAACTCAAAGCAAAAGACCCATCCGAATCCACTCCAGCACGCCCCAAAATCGCCATCTACGGTAGTTACGGGGTTTCTAAAACATGGGGGGCACTCAGCTTCCCTAACGTCTATTTTATCGACTCCGAGGGCGGTTCAAAAGAAAAAGAATACATCGCCCGACTCAAGCAATCTGGAGGTGTTTACATGGGGCCGGAAGACGGCTCATCCAACATGGACAACCTCATCGAGGAAGTGAAGACTCTCGCAACTGAGAAGCACAACTACAAAACGTTGGTTATCGACTCCATCACCAAGCCCTTCAACAATGAAATCACCAAGGAGGCTGAACGCCTTGGAGACAAAAATGGATTCGGGGCTGACAAGCGCCCAGCGGTTCAGAAAATGAAACGCCTCATGATGTGGCTCGACCGTCTGGATATGAACGTCATTCTCATCGCTCATGAGAAGCCCAAGTGGGCAAACGGAGAGCAGGCTGGCTATGAGGCGGATATGTATGACAAGGTGAATTACGACCTGCATCTTGTTCTGCGAATTACCAAACAAGGCACCCGTCGCGTTGCTCGCGTGGACAAGACTCGCATTCGCGCATTCCCTGATGGCGACTCATTCGACTGGACTACCAGCAACTCCATCGCCGAAACAACCGCTCGCGACGAGTTCATCAAACGTCTCGGTGATGGCATCATGAACGAATCGCAAGCAATCGTTCTCGCCACTCCTGAGCAAGTGAGTGAAATCGAACGCCTGCTCAAAGTCGTGAACGTTGATCCTGCCGACATCGAGAAGTGGAAGGCTAAGGCTAATGCCGAAAGTTTCTCCGACTTCACGGAGGAGCAGGCCGGTAAGATCATCAAAGCCCTCCTCGCCAAAATCACCCCCACCAAGTAAACCAAACACAAGCCATGCGCTTCACACCCAAAACACCAGAAGAACTCGAATTTGAAAACCTCCTTCCCAAGGGGGAATACGACTTCGAGGTCGTTAAAGCCGAAGATGCCGTTTCCAAAAAAAGCGGTAAGGAAATGATTAAAGTCAACCTGAAGGTCTTTCACGGCGAGGGCTTCCAGTTTGTCACCGACTACCTGATGGAGGCGATGGCATTCAAGCTGCGCCATTTCTTCGAGACTGTCGGCATGATTAACGCTTACGAGGCTGGCGCTATTGAGGCCGCAGACCTCGTTGGATGCGCTGGCAAGGTCAAGATCGACATTGAGCCTGCATCTGGCGACTATGCCGCCAAGAACGTCGTGAAGGACTACGGCTCTAAGGCTGCCAAGAAGGCAGAGAAAGACGCCGCCAAGCCATCCTTCATCAAGCAGGCGGAACAAGAAGACGAGGACGATGGCAGCTCTCCCATCCCGTTTTAGACCATCAACAACCGAGGGGCGCGACTCGACAACGCGCACAACTCAGCTTACAGTTGCTTATATGACCTCCGATCAAATCGACACCATCAATACAATCGCATCCGACGCCTACGAGAACGCTGCTATCAAAGGCTTTCACGACGGCGATATGGACAAGTCTGACGTGGAACTTATGGCTGCATGGACAGCCAACCTCCACGGCGAAATCTCCGAGCTTTGGGAGGCTGCACGCAAAGGCATGCTCAACATGCCATGTGACAAAGACATCCCGCTCACCTGCGCAGAGGAAGAGTTCGCTGACATCGTTATCCGCGCCTTCGACTCCGCTCGCGCATTCGACATCGACCTTGGACGCGCCATTCACATGAAAATGCAATACAACGCCAGCCGTCCGCACATGCACGGTAAACTCGCCTGAATATGCCCATCTCCGAACTAATCACCCAACTCGAAGCCATCAAAGCCACGCAAGGCGACGTTCCCGTAGAGGTCAAAATCCAGTTCCTCGGCTCGCATGCCTGTGGCGCTGTGATCGACCTCAAGTATCGCTCGACCGGCATTGGTAAGCCCTTTGTTCAAATCATCGCACAGGAGAAAGCATGAAACTAACCATCGGTATAGACCCCGGCGCATCGGGAGGCATCGCATTCATTCCCGACAACAATCCGGCAAAGGCTTGGGCTGTAAAAATGCCTGAGACATTGGCTGATTTGTGGCATGAACTAGACTCTTTGGAATGGGCGCACAACCTTAACAATATGCACTGCTGCCTCGAAAAGGTCCACAGCATGCCCGGTCAAGGCGTGGCTTCCTCTTTCAAGTTCGGACAAGGCTTCGGCCATCTCGAAATGGCTCTCACCGCCGCCAAGATTCCATTCACCTACGTCACCCCTCAGAAGTGGCAGAAGGAGCTTGGGTGCCTCACTGGTGGCAACAAGAATGTAAGCAAGAGTCGCGCCCAGCAGCTTTTCCCGCACATCAAATGCACGCACGCCATCTCAGATGCTTTGCTGATCGCTGAATACTGCCGTAGAACCATCAAATGACATGCCCAACACCAAAGCCTCGCCAGCCCATCGCCTAGCGCATCGTCTCGCCTCTACGCTGTCAGTAACCCGCGTGGACAAGGAGGAGGTGACGAAAATCCTTATCGACCTGCTGGCCCATCAAATCTCAAGCTATCACCCGATCCACCGCATCGCTATTTGGGACGCCGCCGTTGACGAACTGGATGACATGGTGGAGGTTTTCTCGAACGAAGGAGATAAACAATATGAACGAAACTGAAATACCTACACCGAGGACAGATGGAATCATGAAGTATTGCTTTGGCGATGATATTGAATACATCAAAGTTGACTTCGCCCGCCAACTCGAACGCGAGAACGCGGCGATGCGGGAGGTGATTAAAGCTGCGTATGAGGCTTTGGAAGAATCCGCCGCCAAACTAGCTGGCTGGCACGGTCTTTATGAAACCCAAATTGGTTCTGATGATTATGCCGCAGTATTGAACGCTGAATTTATCATCGCCAAACTCAAACCCTACCTCCCATGAACGAACCACCCCAAACGCCTCCAAAACCCTTACTTGAATCCACCAACAAATACGTCGCGGTCGGCGTTGGCTGCTACGCCGTGTTTGTCAGCCTGATTTTTCTGGTCGGCCTTATCGCGTGCATGCTTTATGTGCTTAGTTTGATTGCTGGGTAGTCATGACCAACGAGGCTCAATATCATGCCCTACATTCTTTCCGACGCTCCATCCATCGTCCGTTGCCTCGTCCGCAAGGAGTTCACGCAGAATCACACCAGCGGGAAGGGCAGATACCTGAAAGCCCACATCCTCGGCATCCGCTGTCAGGAAGCAGCGAGCCTGCAATTCCAAGTCCGGTTCGACGATCCTGAGTGCGCAGGTGCCATGTTTTGCCTGCCGATCCAAGCCTTGTGCTGGAAACCATGTGAGCTGCCAGACGTGGAACTGATTCAGCCGTGGGACACTTTCTCATCGACCTTTACCGTGCATGAGTTTGGCCTGTGGAAACGCGGCAATGCTCAACTGTTGAACGTGCGTGGCATTGAAGGATACCCGGCAAGGCTGGCTTCTCGCTACTTGTTCACGATTGATTTCGAGGGGAATGCCCTAGCAAACGATTTTGAACAGCATAAACAGCTCCACGTCCTTCAGGTTGAGCATGGATGGTTTGCCGCAGTGCCGAACAACCGCGTTTTGAGCGTGGATGCCGCGTTTGCCAAGTCATGCGAAGAACTGCCCCGCTTCGAGTCCCTTGAGCACCTCTACACGGCTGAATGCCAGATTGGCGAGCCTGAGTGATTTGACAGCGTTTTGCGCTGTGGTATAGACGAGGAAAGCCGCGTGGAAACGGCTCAACGAGCAATGAAAACCCTAAAGATTAAATCCTGCCCACCTGTCAAGGACGCCGCGCTCGTCGGTTTTCCACCCTTGGCTGTGTGGGCAGGGCCTTTTTAGAGTTATGAACAAATGGTATGCGAACTTACTGTTAGATAACCGCTGGCTGGCGAAGCGTCGAGAACAGCTATCTATTGACGGCAACAAGTGCCTTTCATGTGGAAGGCGCTATCCAGAAGTAACCCTGTGCGTCCATCACACCGGGTATGTTCCGGGATGGTTGCCGTGGGATTACCCGTCGTGTTTACTCCAGACCCTATGCCTCGATTGTCACAATAGGCAGCACGAAGGCAAGAGGCCGATTTACGCAATCTGTCACCTTTGCAAGACCCTCAAACCAGAAGAAGAAATCAACGGTAGAGACGAAAAGCACGAATGGATTTGCGAAACCTGCATACGAAAAGAAAACAAGGAGGACCAACCGTGAAACGCTTCACAGAAACTTCAAAATGGGAAGAGGTTTGGTTTCGCAAACTATCTCCAAACGCTAAACTTCTCTGGTATTGGCTTCATGACAAATGTGATGCCGCTGGAGTAATTGAGCCTGACTGGGATTTAGCCTCCTTCCAGATTGGATTGAAGGTGTCCGATGTAACGCTTAATGAGTTTCATGGGCGCGTAGAATCCGTCAATGGTAAGCTGTGGATCGTCAACTTTGTGGCCGAGCAATATGGTGTTTTGTCCTCAGATTGCAGGCCTCACAAGAATGTTTTGAACCTGATTGATCGTCACGGACTCGATTTGGAAAGGGTAACGAAAGGGTTTGTTAAGGGTATTAATACCCTCCAAGAACAAGACAAAGACAAAGACAAAGACAAAGACAAAGAACAAGACAAGGAAACAGCAAAGCCTTCCAAAAACCTTTCCCGTGCCACTCGCGAAGAAATCGACCAGTTCTGCCGAGACAATGGCTTAACCCCAAGGGACGCTGAAGCCTTGTGGTCAAAGTGGGAAGGTAACGGCTGGATGAACGGCAAGCAGAAGATCAAAAACTGGCAGATGACAATCCGCTCTTGGAAAGCTCAGGGCTACATGCCATCCCAAAAGAATCCACAACCCGGCGACCTTTGGCCCCTGCCTGAACCGGAAGGTGAGCAGACCCATGAGCCGACTCCTTGGGAAAGAATTCAGGCAAAAATCAAGGCGGCTGAAAGTGTCGAGCCTCCACCCTCCGAAGAACCGACCGACCTCGAACCCTTGGCCGAAGGAGAACTGTTCTGATGGTCACGCTGTCTGAAATCTCCACGCGCCTATCCGGCAACCCGCTCAAGGTGGCTCAAATGCTGCTCCCGGCAGGCAAGCTGGAACACGGGCGCGAATGGGTCTGTGGCGACGTTACCGGCAAACCCGGCGACAGCCTCAAAGTCACCATCACGGGCACCTATGCCGGTCAATGGCGCGATTGGTCAACGGACTCGGATCGTGGCGACCTCATCGACCTGTGGCGTCTGTGCAAGAACGTAACGGCAGCGGAGGCCATCAAACAGATCAAGGAATACCTTGGCATCGTCGAGGCGGTGCGGATGGAGAAGACCAAGACCTACAAGGCACCACCGGAAATCAATGCTGCCGAACCAGCACCCAACGGCCAAGTCATCCTGTTTCTCAGAAATGAGAGAAAACTGACCGAAAAGACGATTGCCGCGTATTCCGTGCTAGGATGCCCTCAGAAGAAGGCGATAGTGTTTCCAAGCTATTCACCCTCGGGCACCCTCCTGAACCGTTCTTACCGCACTCTAGGGGCAAATAAACGGGTCTGGCAGGATGCCGAGTGCGCTCCGTCGCTTTTTGGCTGGCAATCGCTCACCGAGCAGGATTACCGGAACAGGACCATCATTCTCGCGGAAGGCCAGATTGACGCGATGACGTGGCACCAATGGGGATTTCCAGCCCTTTCGATTCCCAACGGGGCCGGGATGAGCTGGATTGAATACGAATGGGAGAACTTGGAGGCCTTTAGCACGATCTACATCGCCTTCGATTCCGATGGCCCCGGAAAGAAGTTCATGGAAACGGTCGTCAACCGACTCGGTAAACACCGCTGCTTGATTATCACGACGCCGAAAAAAGACGCCAACGACTGCCTGAAGGCTGGATACACTGCCGACGACGCGAAGGACTGGGTTCAAAACGCCAAGGTGCCGCAGATCAAAAAGCTGGTTCTGGCGAAGGATTTGAAGGAGCGCGTGGAGAACGAGATGCTTCTAAAGCCCGAGCCATTCACGCTGCCCTTCCTGAAAAAGACCGAATGGCACACGACTCAGGAGGGATTCTGGTGGCGTCCGGGCGAGGTTACGATCACCGGAGGATACAGCCATGCGGGTAAGACCACGTTCTTGAACTTTATGATGTCCAATCTCCTCGCAGACGAGCGCAGGATGATGGTGGCCTCAATGGAAATGCCGTGCCACAAGCTGATGCTGCGGCTAATCGAAACATTTCACGGTAAAGCTACGCCCGAAGCCATTGATAGTTTTTACAAGTATGCCGGTGATTTCATCGCCTACGTTGACCACATCGGATCATTGTCTCAGGAGGAGCTTTTCGAGATGATGCAGTTTGCCTACCGCCGCTATGGATGTGAGCACTTTGTCATCGACTCCCTGATGCGTATTCAGGGCTTGGAGGAGAACTACCCCGCACAAGGCGAGTTTGCTCAGAAGCTACAAGACTTTGCCAAGCAAACCATGACGCATGTGCATCTGGTGGCCCATCTTGGCAAGCCTCCAACCAGCCCTCCAAAGGGACATCGACCATCCATGTATTCCATCAAGGGAAGTAGTCTGCTCACAAACAACGTGGACAACATCGTGCTCATCCAGCGCAACCTCGAAAAGACCAAGGAGGGGCTGACTTACGAGCAAAAGAGGGCCATGCACGATGCCGAGGTGATTATCGAGAAACAGCGCGAGACGGGGTGGCTGGATGTGTTCAAGCTGAAATACGACCCCATCCGCCGAACCTACTCCAAACTCGTTTAGACCATGAACCACTCCGAATTTATCAACCCATGCAAGTGGGCGCTTCCAATCAGACGCAAAACTGCGGAGCTGGATTCTCCCGCCATATCTCGCTTGGAATACGCTTGGTATGATCCAGCCGCTTTCGAGGATGTCCCGATAGTTCACACAGAAAACGGCATGCGGTTCATCCTGCGCATGAGGGTGTCGGAGGTTCCTGCCCATCTACAATCCATTCTTGGCAGCTATCCAAGTCTTGACACCCTCCACCAATTAACGTAAGGTTGAAGTCGATATGAACATCCACGACATCGCAAAACAGATTCGCTCCTTCGCCGACGAGCTTGAAGCTCAGAAACCCGACGAAATCCCGTGGACCGAGTGGCACGGCGGACCTTGCCCGTTGAAGGACGAGGAGGTGGAGGAGTGGGAAGCGAGGTATAAAGATGGCGATGAGGATGTGTTCCGAGTGGTTCGCCCATCAGAAGCAGTAGGATGGGAACATCCAAAAGGATTCAAGGCCTATCGCGTCCTCAAAACCCGCGAGCCAAAGCCGAAGGTGCCGCTTGGGCCAGAGGACGTTTTGCCGGGAAGTATATTTATTGTGCCGACCAGAAAGCCTTCAACTTGGCACGCTGTAACTGGCGTATATGAAGACTGTGTTCAGTTGGATCATGGCGACTTTCCCTTTGATGAGCTAATGGAGGACGGCTGGCTCATCAACCGCTCCATCCCACAAACCGGCAAATGGAACCCTGACGCTTGGGAAAACTGCGAGAAGTAATCCTCACTCCCTCATCCAGCATTCCTCTGCCCACTGAATAGACTCATCGGTCATGCCAGACTTAGCCATCCATACCTTCAAGGAAAGTTGGCAGTGGCAGGCTCCGCAGACCTTCAGCTTCTCATCATGCGCCGTCCGTTTGCTACCGAGTAGATCGTTCACCTTTGAAACAAGGCCTCTGGCGTAACAGCCTATGCAAAACTCGGTCACTTTATCGACATTCTTCGGGCATTGCGCACAAATAGCCGCCCGCCTGTCCGCCTCTTCTTGGCTGACTTGGCCTTCATGCCACGTTGCTTCCACGGCACGGTAGAACGACTTCATCATTTTCCATGCAGACACCTTCTGCTCGCGCTCTGGATTCATCTCCTCGCACCATTCCGGCACATGCTGGCACATAAAGTCGGCCATTTGTAGCTCCAAGGTCAGCGGCTCCTCGATGCCGTTGCCCTTTAGGTGCGCTTTCACGGCCTCAATCAGGCTGGACCAGCCGTAGCTGACAACGACCACCTTGGTTTGTTCCACAGGGTAAAACCAGCCATACGGATCGCCGATGAGCGAGTAGCCCGGAAACAGGCTTTTGATGCGGTCCTTGTTGAACTTTGGAATTTCTATGGCGCGAACGAGGGCTTTCATCGGACAATGCGGTCAATTTTGGCCGTGACCTTTTCTCGCACCTCTTCGGCCTTTTGCGAGGCGAATTTCTTGGCGCGCTCCTCGGGCATCTGGAGCAGGCGATTGCCGTAGCGTAGAACAAGCTGGCGGTAGCCTTTGCCGACCTCCTTCTGATACATCACGCCCTCGTCAGGAGTCATTTCCCGGCGTTTGCTGCCCTCTCCAACGAGTTTGCCGTTCGGATTAGGTGGAGATAGCCATACGCCCTTCGCGGACAGCCTACCGAGTAGCTGATAGGCGGGATCATCTGGGCCTTCAGTGAATACGCGACTCCACGGAGCGCGGTCGGTTTCGAGCTGCTTGCCGAAAACGTCCAGATACTCGGTGCCGACAGCCCGACGAACGAACGGGATTTCCTTGGCGAGCGATTCCCAGCCTTTGTAGCGGTTGGTTTCGGACTGCATCCACATGTCCAAGTCCTTAATGGAGCGAGGGATGTAGCCACCGGCAAACGAGGCCAGAGCTTTCGGAATGCGGCGTTCGGCGGCCTCAAACGGGTCTTCAGAGCCTCGGGGAGCGCCAAGATTCTCCATAGCCTGAGAGATGGCAGGCATGGTGAAGGCGCTCGACCACATGTAATACACCGCTTTCGCAGCTTTCGACCCAGCACTAGCCGTCTGCCAGCTTTCAGGGCGGTATTTGGAGTTGTCCGAGAGGTTGCCAGTGAGGCTAAATAGAGAGGCAAGCGGCCACTCCGAATAGCGGATGTTGATGCGCTTCCCGTTCTTGTAGTAGCCAATCGAGTTCGGTTGTGCGCCAGATGCGAACAGAGCGGCTTTTTGCTGCGGAGTCAGGCCTTCCCAGTTGCCTTCGACAAACCAGCCTCGTTTTTCGTCGTCCGGCTCGTCTTCGATGTCCTTGAGAGCTTTAACCATGACCATGAGGCCAATTATGCCGAACGCCTGATTGCGCATCAGTAGTGCCCTGTGAGCGACCTTTTGGCGAGGGTCTTGGCCTTCCATCACGCGCAGCATCCCAACGAACGGAATGAGGCTGATAGCCTGATTCAAGCTGTTGCCCACCACGCGAACGAATCCAAGGCCGAATCCGGGTAGAAGGTTAGAGGCTAGGTAATTGAGGAAGTAGGACGATGGTTTGCCCAGCCTGCGGACGATGAAGTCTTCAAGCGGGTCTTTTTCGACGCCCTGTTTGCCCATCATTTCAAGGCGCTGGTCGATTGCCTTCTCAAATGTATCAGCAACCGTGCCCATGAACCTCTCAATCATTTTGACCGAGCCATAGAGGACTCCACCGGCTCCTTTTGGATCACCTGTCATTGCGCTCCACGCGGCGTTGTAATTGGTGTTCTGCTCAAGATTCGAGAGCAGCCCTTTCTGACTGTCCCAGTCTTCGTGCATCGCGTGCATCGCGAGAGCAGACAGCGCGGGCGAGTTTGGATCAACGCCATCCTGAATCAGTTTCTCACGGTAATGGGCCGGATCGGTCAGAGCACGCACAACAGACGAGTCGTATTCGTCTGTGAGGCGGCGATACATGAATGGCATGGAGGACACCTTGCCCAAGCGAGCATTGAAGCCGTCCAGCACTCTTAGCAGGCGAGTAATCACCATGACGTGCCACCCAATCGCCTTAGTGACTGGATTCTTGGCAGTGCGATACATGCGTTCACCGACATCGACACCATCCAGAGCAACGCCCTTCTTAATCTGGTCTGCGTAGAATGGGTCATTGAGGATGTTGGAATCGAGATAGACGGAATCGCCCGTCTTCAAGTATTTCCACATGTCCACAGCAGCAGGTCCGAGATTCTTCGCGATGGCATCAATCGAATCAAGGATCGGAATCCACTTCGACGGATTGGTTGGATTCGCGATAACGGTCGCAACAGCCTCTCCAATGAAGGTCAATCCATTGTTCAACACACTTAGCGCAATGGTTGCCATGGTTCGCATGCTCGAAAGCACGCTCGAATACCAAACGGCGTTGAGGGTTTGGAGCAGCGTTGGACCGCGCACCTCCATCATAATGTCCTTGAACTCCTTTTGTAGAGCAGCCCGCACATACCGTGGCGTCTTAGGGTCCATGAACTTTTCCGTAATCGCAATGGCGCGAGCCTGCTGTTCTGGAGTGAGTTCTTTGAAGCCGTATTCCTCTGCGATGAGGGCGTAGAGCGCGTTGTCATCGAAAAGACCTGCGTTGATAAGACGCATGATCTTCGGATGGTGCTCCTTGACGGCTTCTTTAGCTTTCTTGGACCAGTCGTTTCGAGCCTCGATGCGTTCCAGTTCCTTCGCGATGACCGTTTCACGCTTCTTTTGCCAGACCTTCGAGACGATCTTGGACAACTTTGCGAGGTCGGAATCGGGCAGTCCAGCGAAAGCAGGATCGGCCTTCAGCGCCTCGAACATCTGCGACTCCAAAGTCTTTTGCTCCGAGATGCGAATTTGCGCGAGTTTGTCCCAAGGAATTTTGATGCCGCCTTCTTCTGGCCGCAGGTCGTTTAGCTTGCGCTGAATGATGCGGATTTGCTCCTCTTCGGTGGCGGAGAACAGCTTTTCGCGTGCTGCTGCGATACGTTTAGCCTCTGCTTTTGCGAGAGATTCGCGCATGTCGGCAACCATGTCATCAAAGGCACGCTTGATGAACGAGGAATCGCGGTCCCAACGAGCCGGATCAACATTGCCTTCTTTGTCCACGGCCTCATTCAAGCGGTCGATGACGTGCTGGCGAGCCTCCTCAACGTTATCAAGCAGCTCCTTCGTGTTATCATACTTGTCCTCAAGAGCCTCGCGAATGATGGAGCGAGCCTGAGATGTGGCGAAGAACTGGCGAGGAACCTCCGACATCAATTCGTCGCGACGTTTCACGAACTCGGGGCGCAGAGCCTTGATCTGCTTCTCGATGGCAGCGATTCTGGCCTTAACATCCTTGATCTGCTCCTGAGTGGCCTCGATTTTGGCGTCAGCGGCTTTCTGTTGAGCGATGCTGCCACCCTCCTTGCGGGCGGTAAATTCAGCCAAGTCTGATTCGAGAGCGGCGAGCTGTTCGGTGAGCTTCGGCAGTCCAAGTTCCGCACGCTTAACGTCAGCGAGGACTTCGACGGCGTTTTCACGCGCAGCCTCCCATGCCTCGCGGACGAGTTGATCGTTACTGGCGACGTAGCCAAATGCACGCAGGGCACGCAGGCCAAGGCTCTCTTTTGGAGCTTCTTTCTTCTCGCCCTGAACGCTATCACGAAGGACGCGGGTAAGCTGGTTGGTGAGGTCGTTTAGGAGTTGTTTATCCTCCGGTTTTCTTTCGATTGACTCAACCTTGGAGCCTACGCCTTTAGAAATCCGCTCGACCATCGTATCCCACATGGTCCTGCGAACCGGGGCAATGCCAGCGACGGCGGTTTCGAGGTCAACGGGCAAGCCTTCCTTCGCCATGCTATTGAACAGAGCAGTGCGGATGGCGAGGATTTGTGCGGGAGTTTTCTTGGGCTTGCGGGTGCCTTTGGCTGGTGCGGCTTCTTCGCCAAGGATGGATTTTAGGATTCCGTTAAGCTCGGACTGGGCCTTTTTAAACTCCGACTGCAACTCCTCGACAGAGAACTTGTCCAAGTCGTCAGAAGCGGCGGAAGCTGCCTTAGAAGCCTTAAACCCCTTGACGCCACGTTTCACCAGATTGCGAGCAATAGCGCCCATCTTCGCGATAAGAGCCTTTGCCCTAGACCAGCGAGATTTCACCTCATCGCTCATCGCCTCCATCGCAAACTCCTCATCCGACCGCTCCTGAATATCCTCTACGGCATCAGCGACATCCTTCGCGGCTTGATCGGTGGTAAATTGAATATTCTTCACCTCATCGGCTAGGCCGGGAGCATTCGTTCCCACGGTCTTGCGGCGTTCTTCGGCTTGAAGTGCGCGGATGTTGTTGGCGATGTGAAGAGGTCCGTAGTCAGGATGATTGATGACACCCTGCCGCATGCGCAAGACATTGGAGCCAACGCTGCTCTTGTTGGCCGCTGCCTGCATCACCGACTGATAGTTCGATAGTAGGATGTCAGCTTCTAGCGGCTTACCCTCTGCGGCAAGACGTTGAGCCTCAGTGTGCATCACAAGGCCAACTTCGGTTAGGAGCGCCTGACGCATTGGCTCAGCGAAGAACTCGTTGTTCTGCGTCACCTTGCCGATGAAGGACGGCTTAGTGACATCCGTGGCAAGCTCCTCGTAAGGAATGCCAGCAGCCAGCTTGGAGGCGATGATTTTGCGAGCCAGCTCCATGATTTCACCGCGCACCTCATTTGTCATCGCAGGATGATTCGCTAGAACCATGTCCACGGGAATTTTAGCACCCTGCCACGGAGCTTGCTTTGCCTTGGCTTGCAATTCGGCCACTTGAGCGCCGATGGATTTGATCTTTTCCTCTGCCTTTTGTGCCGACTCGTTCTCGGACTCCTCTTGAGCGGAGTTCAGGGAGAGGCGGATGTCTGGTGACTTGGGCTGGAAACGCTGGCTCGGAGGAATCACGTTGCCTTCATCATCTCGAACAACTGCTTCTGGAAATGCGGGAATTGGCTGGGTTGTGAAAAAATCTCTTCCAACTCGAACTGGGGAATTTCTTGGATCATCATCCTGTTTTCCCTGAACAAGGTGTTTAGGGATTCTAATTACCGCCAAGTCATCTTCTACCGAAGCGTCCTCGTCATAATCTCTTGAGCTTTCGAGCTGCCTTTCGACTTCGCCCATCCAGACCTTTACTCCACTGCGCTCGGTAAAGAAAACTTTGCCGCGAGAGTTTGCTTGCGCAGCCGCTCCCGCAAACTGGCCTTGGCTTCCGGGCCTTAGTCCTTCACCCTCGTAAACAATTTGTTCCAGTCGCTCTTTGTCTGTAACGTGGTAAAAGAACGGATCGTCCTCGTCAGAATATTGGAACTCTCTTGGGTCTATCTCCTCCATAGAGGCGAACCTGCCAGCGGCTTTATCTACGAACTCTTGCACCTTCTCCATGTCGCCAGCCTCCACGGCAGCAAGGTATTCGGCGTCTCTCGACGTATCCGCCAAGCTGAACTTCGCAGTCTCAGGCATCACCGTCACAAAGGACGCTGGCGTGCCTCCATGTCCGAACACGCCATATTCAGCGGCGTCGGCCTCCTGTTGCTCAATGGAGCTTGCGGGCGAAAGAACCGCCTGCCCGTTGTCGAAAAGGGTTTGAAGCGACTGAGCGAAGTCCTCCTTGCTCAAGCCTGACTCGTTGCGCAGGTCGGAAATGGCTACTTGCGTTTGAGTCGTTGCCAGCCTGTCGTAAGCCTCGCGGACGGCTGGATTAGGCAACTCCGGCGTGAGGTTTTGGTAGAGTTCGGCTAGGCGCGCTTCATCGGCGGTGGAGTAGGAGGCTTGAGTGCCGCCACCAAACATCACAATCGCGTCCTCCTTGGCGATGTTCTCGCTGGAGTATGGAGCGGTTGCGCGGCGCTGCTCGGGCGTCAGCTTTTGACGGGCTTGGACATCGCGGGCTTCGATTTCGCCTGCGAGATTTTTATACCACTCCTTAGCGGCTGTTTCTTGTGCCAGCTTTTCCAGATTGTAATCCAAAGAAGCTTTCTTTGTTGTTTTTAGGTAGTCCTTATATGACTCTTCTATTTCAGAAGTTACAACATCTGATTGCCATGCGCTTTTCGCAAACTCCTCGATTGAAAGAGGTTTACGCATATCACCCAAGATGCGATTGAGTATCTTGGTGGCAGCGCGAATACCCTCTTTTGAGCCAAGACCCATTCTTGGGTCGGCAAAAGCCATTCGTGAATCCCCACCTCTAGCAAATCCCTCCCTTTCTTGAATCCAGTGCTGAACCTCATGTAGAAGCACAGATAGGCCATCTTCTGAATTTCTCAGGCGTTCGTTGATGACGATTTCATTGCCAGCGCGATCAAACTGGCCCTTCCCTGTTAATCTTAGTTCATATCTAACAGAAACATTGGAAAGCTCAGGATAAGCCTCAAATAAAACATCATGCGTCAACACCTCTGAAAGACCAACTGACTTATTGAGTTCCGATTCAATCTTTCTATCAATATTAGCAACCTTGATTTGAGATGAGTAAAAGTTGGGGTTGTCAAATCCACCATTATTCTTGGCAGCTTGAAACTCTTGTTTAGCTTGATCCAATTCTTGCGATAGTCTTTGCAAGACGGCTGGGGCCTTAATCGAAGCCCCCTCATCCGGCAATTCCCACCGCATCTTCCCATCGTATTTTCCGGGGAACCAGCCAGTGACGGCGCGGATTTCCTCGCTGTCTTTGCCAGCCGCAGCCATCGCCTTCGCCGTGTCGAGCGAATCACGCATAAACTGAGGCATCTCAGCTTTCTCACCAGCGTAGGAAGGCTTGTTCGTCAGCCTCACATTCCCACCCAGCCCAGTCTTGGCGAAGCTCTTTTCAAGCATCCGCTCACTGCCAGATTGAAGCATGCGGAGGACGTTCAAAAGCTCCTTGTCCGTAGGCTTTGCGTCTGCCACACCCATGATGCGGTTCCACAGGCGGCGAAGGAATGCTTTAAGCTCCTGCCACGCGGATGTTGTGGGCCATTTGCCAGTTTTCTCGATGATCGCAGCCAGACGCTCCTCGAATGCACGGAGCATGTGAGTGGCTTGATCCTCGTTGGACTCACGCGGGTATTTACGCAGGACTTCAGCGATGTCAGTCTCCGTGGAGTTGCGTTTAGCCCAGTCGATTAGCCAGTTTTGCTCGTTCTCAGTGAGACCAGCGAAGCCAAAATGGACAAGGCTTTCATGGAGGATGACGCGACGTGCTGCGGCTACTGAAACGGGGATGCCAAGCTCCTCCGCTGCTTTGATGTCGCTCTGACGGGCAATGATGTTCTCGGGGAAGAGGAACACATGGCCTGACGAGATGAAAACGCCTTCGATTCGACCAGCACGTAGGCCAGCGGCGATGTCTCGAAAGGCTGTCGTGAGGGATTCGCTCGCAAGAAACTCTTCCGCAGTCATCACTGTGGCAAAAGTTGCGGCTGGCACTTCTTCTTGGACTAGCTGCTTGGCAAAGGCGACATCTTGACCAGTGACTTCTGGACGCTCATCAAGAGGCTTATCCTTGGCCGTGATGGAGTCGCGGGCGCGCTTACGCTCCTCCTTGAAGGATTCGCGCTGCTCTGCCTCTTCTTCCTCCTTGCCGTAAATGTCAGCCATCACCTTCTCGGTTCGAGTAGGCTCAGACATGATGCTGGCAACAACCTCGTCCTTGGTAGCCTTGACGCCAAGTGCATCAGCCACTTCTTTTAGCTTGGCCTTTGGCAGGCGACCAACCTCATCGTCCAGCGTGCGCTTGACCTTAGCTTGATCGCGGAACTGATTCCGCATGACATCCAAAGCGCCGATGATGGAGTCGGCATCCCGTTCAGCCACGGGAATTTCCTTAGTTGACGGCTGCGTTTCTTGTGTTTCACTTGGCGGCAACTCACTGGATCGACCCCCAGTGAGGTTGGAACCAACACCGGCTACCGCCGCTCCTTCAGCCAAAGGGGCGGCGGTTTCGTTTTGTGTGGCTACCGTTGTGGTTTGGGGAAGTTGTCCAGTGGATGGTATAGAGGGAAGGCTTCTAACAAAAGTTTGACCGCTTGCCCAACCTTTATACCAAGCATCATCCCATTTTTGATCTTTAGGCGATCTATTTGGCATCCTTGCAGGCGGAGGCTCGCCTTGTCTTTCTGTGGCGGCTTGGAATCCTCTCGCAAAAGCATTTTCTTCTGTTTGAGTCTTGAACGAAACGGCTGGCTTTTTGGTTCCTTTTGTGGGCGCTCGTAGCAACTCTTGAATTTTTGCCTGTATTTGCCCTTGAGTAACTGGTTTTTGAATTGGTCCGGGGGCGGTCGCTTTCGCGGCCTGTGCAGCAGAAGGTGCTGCCTGAACTGGTTCGCCAGTTGCCCCCGGTTGGAATACGTAGAGGTCGCGTTGCTTGACGTAGCCTTCGGGAAGGGTGATGCCGTAGGCGTCCACGGCGGAGGCACTGACCGGTTCGTTGGCGTCAAGCGCCTCAAAAATGAACCGCTGCTGAAGGCCCGGTGCCCACGGTTTGTCGGTTCCGGGTTCATCCCGGTCCTCTTTGAGCGCCTTGAGGTTGCGTTTCGCTTCCGTCAGTCTCGGTTGCCAGTAGAGGTACGCTTTGCTGTTTACGTTGGGCTGATTCGCTTCAAGCTCGGCAATCTCCGCCTCTAGTTTTGCGATTCTCGGAGTGAGGTACTCCTCCGGCGTCATCTGCTCCGGCTTCGTCACATCCCGCTCCATGGCGCTGCCTCCCGGCATGACCATGCCTTCGGTAGCGGGCGTCGGCTTCGCTTGCGGGGTGATTGGTTGGATAGATTTTTCCTTTTTGCTACTACTAGTGCTTGATTTTGGGTATTTGGATGAAAAAATACCAGCATGTCCAATATCAGAATCCATTGCAGGATTGGAAAAACTTGTGCTGTTTGCAACACCGCTTTTGATGTCGCCTTTTACAGGAGGGAAAGTGCCCGCTTTTGTTCCAAAAGATGCACCAATATCGGAACTAGGAATGTTCGTTTGCCCTTCCAGTTGGCTGCCACCGTTGGTAGAAAGCCGCACAATTTTAAGCAAATTATCATCAAGTGCCTTGAGTGCAGTAAGGAGTTTGGTATTTCTCCCAGCAGGCTCAAAACTAAGAAGTTTTGCTCTCAATCTTGCTACAGCAAGCATTCGAGAATCCCCAGAAAGCATAGGTATGTTAGAATCACCGTAAATGGTAAGCGTGTCTTGGAGCACCGTTGGGTTGTGGAGCAACACTTGGGACGCCCCCTCCTTGCCACCGAACAGATTCACCACATTAACAGGAAGATTAGAGATAATAGAATCTGCAACCTTCAAGTTGTTGATATTAGAGAACACGGAAGAATAAGCTCCTCTCACAGAGGAGTTCCTATCCCGGATTAATTTTTCTTCTTCTTGGCTATTTGCTGAATCGAGTAAGATATTGCCAATGCTTGATTCTTTTTCTTCCCGGCTTTCAACTCGGTCTTGAGGTTCTTGACGAAGGCTTTTTGTGTCGATGATTTCGAGAGGGGCATTTTCTTGTGGGGCTGTGGGTTGAATTGGTGCTGCCTGAACCGTCGTCACGGCGGGGGCTTCTTGATCCACGACGGGTGGACCCGTCTCAGGCAGCGAAGGTGTTTCTTCGACTGGAATTTCTTCCAGAACTGGCATTTCAGGCGTTACTTCCGGCCCAGCCTCTTCAACCTCTTCGACAGACTGAACTGCTGGCTCAGATGGTGGCGGCGGCATGCTATCAGCGACTTTTTTGTTCTGAGCGATGATGGCTGCTGCTGTGGCTGCGGCGTCTTGTGCATCTGGATTATCTACTGTGGCGGCAACGAGATTTTCAGCGGCGACAATGCCGGGGTCGGTGGGCTTCCCCATCAGGCCGCTGAGTCGTTGCTCAACATCTGATGGCATGCCCTCCGGTTGTGGTCCTTGGATGTTAATTGCCTGACTCACGGCTGGCAACCAACTCACAACTCCATCTGGAGTAACCACTGGAATGCCGCCCTCACTGGCGTTCTTTTGGCTTTCTTCGGGGGTTACTGGAGGAGTGGAATCAACCGGAGTAGCGTTGATTTCTGACTGCCACTGCTGCTGCTCTGGCGTTTGCTTATCAGGCGGAGTGCGTCCCAGCTTGTTGATGGCACCAAACATGGCACCTCCAACACCTTCCCACAAAGCAGCCTCGCCAACGCCTTCAAAAAGGCCGGGTGTTTCCACGCCTTGCGGAGCGGTAAGCTGGGTCGAGAGGTTGCTAAGAGCTTGCGTAGAGCCGCCTTCAAGAGTTTCTTGGGCAAAGCCCATGCGAATACCCGGAATGACCTTGCCAGCGGCATCATCCACGCCACCAAGCAGACGGCGAGCAGCGGATGTTTCGAGGGCTGTGCCAAAACCAAATCGTTCGGGTAGGACTTCGGATAGACCGCCACCAATGAGGTTTAGATAGGCTTCTGGCCCCTCCATGCCAAGGCGCTCGTTTTCCTGCGCCTTTTGAGCGGCACCTTGAGCGAATCCGGTTCCATACAGGGCGCTACTGGCTCCGCGTTGGATAGCCTGAGCGGTCAAAGCCTGACGAGCGGCCTGCGTTCCAGCGGCGGCAATTCTTTCAGCCGCCAAGCCCTTACCCAGCGCGCCGCCGATACCGCCAGTGGTGATGATACCCCCGACATTGCCGAGGACGTTCGCGCCCTTCATGGCGATGTCGTCCTCATAGAGCGGATTAACCGGAGCAATGCTTTCGAGGCCTTCCTGCAAGGACTCACCCGCACCCTGAATGGTTTCGCTGCCAAGTAGAGCGCCAGCGCCAGTCACGGCACCCGGAACAACTCCGGCAAATCCGCGTCCGGCAGCTCCGAGCATGGAGGTGACGTAGCCTTGGCCTGTATCGTCGGGAATTGCCATGAACTCATCGAAGGCAAACTGAATCACCTTGTCGTCATTCAGTTCCACATCCCCTTGAAGGTTGGGCAAGATGTTCTTCTGGAAAAAGAAGGTTTTAGCCTGAGACTTTTCTTCTGGAGAGAGGGCTTGATAATCCTCAGAACGGGTGATGTCATACCATTGGGGCATGGAGTAAGGCTACCTCACGATTTATTGTGTTTCAATAGCCTTCATCACATTTCCAAGAGCTTTTGAGCGGGTTGCTGGTGGCAACTCTCGCGCAACGGGCGAAGGGCTTAATGCACCCCTCTTTTCTAGGAAATTCTTTGCCCACACTTTGAGTAGTTCGTCGTAGCTCACTTGCTGAGTTCCGATAAAACCGAGTTTGCGGCGACCTTCTCCCGGTTCACGGAAAACCGTTTCCTGTGGGACAATGCCAATTTTGTCGAGAACATCCCAAGCAACCGGAACGGTTCCATAGCGAGGATTGCGAACAATGTTTTCTCCGGGGTTGAGGACGGCACGGGCAAACGATTCAAGCTGGTTCACATTAGTTCCCTCAAATGGCTCATCGGGAACAATATTTTTGATTTTGCGCTCAATGCTGCTCTGAGCCTTTTCCCACGCGGTATCGACAGCCTTGGCCTCTATGTCGGCAGCTTTCTTTTGTTCGATGAACTGTTTTTGCTGGGTAAATGGAACGTTCGCCAGATTAACCTCAGTTGGTGGCGCGACGGGCTGTTCGACGGGGCGCGCGGTTGAAACCGTGGCGGGAGGCGGAACGGCAGCACCCCCAGTAGCAGTCTTAGCCTGCGGGAACAGCGCACGGTCCAACTCGTTCTGATACTCGGTGGAATACTGGGAATACTTGTCGAGGAGGGTCTTTCGGACGGGGTTTGGAACGTATTTACCCTCAGATTCCTCAATCTCCTCTGGCGTATTCTTGAGCGTTTCGGCCAGAGTGTCCAAGCCGGACTTAATCATCTTGAGGCGTGCATTTTCTCCACCACCGCTGCCACCCCTGCCCAACTGATACTTCGCGGCACCAACCGCAGGCAATCCTTGGTCAACAATTCGGTAAGCCTCGTTCACGTCCTTGATACCAGCAGCGGTTAGCTCGGCTGCTTGACGCTCTCGCTCCTCTTGACGCCGCGCCTCCACACTCTGCCTAGCCGTGTAAATGCGGTCATTGTCGTTGAAAAGAGACTGAACCCGTTGATCCAGCGCGGCCATCGGGAATTGAGACTGAATCGCTCGTTTCTTTTCGAGGTAGTCGGGCTGGTCGCCAGCAATGCCAACAAGAGCACCAACAGCCTGCTCCGCCTGCTTTGCCGCCTCTTGCTGTTGACGTAGGCGATTCGCATTCTCAAAGATGGCGTTATACTCGTTCTGGATGGCCTGAGTGCGGGCCAGCGGACGCTGTTGACGCAGTGCCGTGATCTGGTCCT